TGCTACTAAAGCAGTCATTGCATAACGCATATGATTTTTAATTTCTTTAATATCGTTCTCTATTCCTGAAATTTTTTGGTGAGTTTGTTTTTGCATAATACGACAAAGTTTTTCGTGTGATTCTATTCTATCTAAAGCAGTGTTATTTTTGGGCATTATGCCAGTCCTCTGTTTCTTAATGTAATTTGTTTTTCCTCTTCAGAATATAAAGCATTTTCAGTTGGCGTCAATCCCTGATTCATGGTGCCTGCTGCTGGCATAGCTGTCGCAGTTTGTACTACTTGTTGGTTAGGCATTGGTGTAAGTGGTAATGCTGAACTAGAGAAAGGATCAAAAGTTTCTGTATTTTCTACATCTTCTTTAATACCAAAATCAGATAAATTAAAATCAAAACCTTTACTTAAATCTGCACCAGAAAATTGATTTATCATTTCTGCTATTGTATCAGAAGCTCCTTCAAAAGGATTTTCATATCCAGGATTTTTTGCTTGAAATTCTTCAGATTTTCTTGCAAACTTTTCTATAATACCCTCTGATGGAATATAAGGTCTAAACATTCCTTCAAACAAGGGACCATATTCTTTAACGGATCTATTTCTTTCGTCAAACACAGCTGCTAATTCTTGATCTTCAACATCAAATTCATTAGCTGCTTTTAAATCTAAATGCATTTTTTGTTGTGTTTTAAATAAAGATCTATTTGCTATAAAAAATTGTCTAATAACTTCTTCTTTAGTTGAAGGACTAGATAAAAGTCTTGTATCTCCTCCGGTAAATTCTCTTACAGAGTTTCTTGATGATTTATCATAACCTGTAATTTTAAATTCTAAACCTTTAATAGGATCTATTTTAATTAATCTCCAACCTAATAATCCAGGTAATTCATTCTCAAGATCATAAATATTTCCTTTTGGATCAGGTAAACCTTTTGCTGCATAATATATTCTTGACAATTGAGATTTAGAAAATGGAACTTGTGTTTCTAATAAATGTTCCATTATAATTTTTGCTTTATCTTCAATAGGTGTTTCTTCAGTATATAATTTTCTACCCGTATCTGTTTCTCCATCTCTCATTACAATATCTATAATTGCTTCTGGTGCAATTGATTCTGAAGTAAAAGGTTCTAACGCTCTACTAAATGCCGTTCCAATACCTTTTATAAAACCAGGCATTAATTGTTCATCAGTTTCAATACCTTCTTGAACTGATCTTAAAATAGTTCTAAAAGGTTGTTCTAAATAATCATAAGCATTGTTATTACTCCAGTTTTGATAATAATATTCTTTTTTACCATCTGCATTTGTTTTATGAGATATAAATTTTTTATCTCCAACTTCATATGGAGCAACCCATCTTTCAAGAGCTGTCTCTTGTTCATCAGTAGTTCCTGTTATTGATTTGAAAGCTTCTCCAAGACCAACACCAATTGTTCCAAAAGCAGCTGAAGCTCCTACCAATCTTTTCATACCAATACCATAAAGCGGATTATCATTTTTAATTAATCCCTTACCTTTTTCAAAAACCATAGGTAACATATTAGAACCTGTTGTAGGTTTAGAGTGTCTCATTTCTTTCATAATTCTACTACCTATACCCACAGCACTATTCATAATAGCAGTTGGAAAAGATGCAAAATTACCAAAAGGAGTTGAACGTAAACCTTTTACAATATCGGATACATAGGCATAGTTTGGAACTGTGTTTCTAACAATATCTGCTGCTTCTTCTTCTAACTGTGTAGCAGTTTTTTTAATACCTGCTTTTAAATATGCATCACCTAATCTTTCTTTTTCAACCCAATAGTTATAAATTTTATAAGCATCATCTTCTGCTGTGTATAAATCTTGTGCCGGTTTAGTTGCTCTAGATAATTTTTGTAACATTCTCTTAATTACGTTTGTAGAAAAACCACCATCAGGATTTAAATTAATATCTCTTAACAAAGCTTGATAATCACCCATTTTAGTACTAGTGTTTACAACACCTAATTCCAATAATCTTCTATACTCTTTCATTGACTCAGGTGAACGAACACCTAATTGAACAGATTTAATTGCTTTAGTCATAGCTCTTTTTACTAATGCTGGATTTGTAAACAATGTTCCATTAGCTACAGAAAATGCTGAAGCACTTAAAAAGTTTCTTACATGTGTAGTTGGAGATAAAACTGTTTTTGCAACTTGTGCACCAGCTTTTGGATATAAGAAAACATACTTATAAGCATTTGCAACTTTACCATCTTTTACAAAAAAATTACTAAGTTTATTTACTGCTTCAAATGAATCAGCTATTTCTTGTGTGGTATGTAAACCTTTTAATCTATTAACAAGTACACCATTTTTAAACATACCCTCTAATGTATCATCCAAAGATACAATCTTATTTAAACCGCCAGCTCCAAGCTGTTTGATTGCTTCATTTTTATCTGCATAAAATAATTTTCTAGTACCTTTTTCTAAGGCTTCATCATTAGCTCTTAATACATCATCAATAAATTCTGATCTTTTAGCTAAATTAGAAAGCAATCCTATACCACTGTAAATAGATTCTCTTGCATCATCTACTTCACCAAATAATTCTCTAAATGCTTTACTACCTTTACCTATAATTTCTGTTGCAGCATCACCATTTTTATTTTTTTTACTTAATGTTTGTACAAAGTTTTTTCTAACATCAGGTGTTTTTGCACCAATAGTTAGATCTGTCATTTTAAAAGATGGTAATTGAGTTTTAGGTGTAAATTTTATAGCACTATCTAATATTTCATTTACTCTGTAACTTAGTTGATCTTCAGATAAATCTCTACCATGTCTTTGTCCATGTCTTTTTAAAATATCTTTTACTTTATTAATAGACTGATCACTTGGTTTGTATCCAGTTAATGAATCTACATAAGGATTTTGAAATATTTTATATGTACCACCTAACATTATTTTTAACCTATCTCCCATTAATCCAGAAAGTTTTCTAACATCTTTAGGTAGCGTTACAGCACCTGTACTTCCTTCTTTAATAGTTTCAACTAAAGAAACAAATTTTTGTCTTGTATTATATATAGAATCAAAAATAATTGATTGTGATTTACTATCCAAACCACCATTTTTCATTTGTTTTTGTAATTTTTTAGAAAGATTTGTATCACCTATTTTTTTAGATAAATCCCCTTCAAACATTAATTCTTTTAAATCTTTATAAAATTGATTTTGTTGTTTAGTGTATTGTTCTCTTAAACCTTTATTAAATAAAGTTTTAACACTAGGATACATTTTACCAACTTCTTTATCTATTCTTTTTACTTGTTCCATTGCAAAGTTAGCATCCGCTGCTTTTCCTGCTTCTTCTGCATTTTTAGCTAAAAACATTGCTTCAGGTTTATTAGAAGTAGGTCTTACAAATCCTGCTGTCGTGTCAATTGCTTTATTAATTTTAGAAGAACTAAAAGCTAAATCTTTTCCAAATTGTGCAACCTTACCTATACCTTTAGTTGCTCCATATATAAATGGAAAATACATTACCGAATCCGCACCAAACTTTAATCTGTTTAATAATTTTCTACCTGCATCTTCTTTTGGATCTTGTGATTCTTCTAAATCTAATTGAGTGGGACCAATATCAAATGCATCTCCAAAAGTACCTATGCTTTCTGCATCTCCTACAAATACTTCACCTGCAGCTCCACCTACAACAGCCGCTCCAAATCTTGCAACCCTTGCTTTATCATTTAATTTGTAAACTTTTTCCATTCCTTTACGAATGTTTTTACCCCTTAGATTTACGTAAGTTCCAGCTTTCTTTGCTTGTAATGCTTTAGTTGCTAACTTAGTTGCAATTTTTGCACCAGCTGTTGCGGGTACACCTATTTGTACAAGTGCTTCTAATATTCTTCCAGTGGCTTTTTCTTGTGCTACTTCTTCAAATATATTTATTTTATCAAATGCTTGTTCAACTCTTGCAGCAGAATTTTGTGTCATTCCTGTTGCATCCATAATTTCTGCACCAAGTGATACAAAACCTTCAGGTATTTTTAAAACACCTGATGCAACACCAGCTAAACCAGCTTCTAATTGACTAATTTCGTTATTTTCTTCTAAGTCTACTTCTGATTCATCTAATGAACTATAGCCTGGAGCTTTTTCTTTTTTTATAAAGGGGTCAAAGTCTGCCATACAGCTCCCTTAATTATGGATTTAATTTTCTTTTTTCGTAAGTAGTAGGGTTAACTACATAAAAACCACCCTCTGCATCTTCGTCTGATGGTGGCACATTTGTAATGTATACATTTCTTTTTGGATCATAGTAATACATTCCAGGTATCATTTCACTATAATTAAGTGTTCCTTTTTTTGAATCATATGGAACAAATCTTTCAAAACTTGATCTAATTTCTTTTGCAACAGGATTATCACTTTGTAATAAATCTGTAGAATAATAAGCATCAAATTGTGCGGTTCCTCTTGGAAATTTTTGTTCTATATTAGGTTTTTGAAAACTTTGTAATTCAGCTGCTGAATTAGTTCTGTCTTTCATTAACTCATAGTATTTTCTATCTGGAGTAAAATCTTTTTGAAAATTAGATCCAGGTGTTTTTAATTTTATTTTAGCTACGTCTATATTATTTTGTAATTGTTTAAGTAATCTTGCATCAGCATTTTCACCTTTTAATTTTTCTGCAGCTATTTTAGCTTCATTTTCTCTTATAAAAGTAGCTTCTGCAATTCCTATATCTTCTTTTCTTAATGCATCTTCTCTTGCAATAGCTTTTTGTCTTTCTTCTTCATCAATATCATATCCCAATTTAGCAAGCTCCATGTCTCTTTTGCCTGTTCTTTGACCTTCTATATCAGAAAATAATTGATTTAAGTTTTCTCCACCAAATGCTAAACCTAAATTACCTAAAGTACTTCCACCTCTGTTTTCAGAGAAACCTTGTAATGATCCTTGAATTAAATATTTACCAAGTGGATCAATAGTTGGTTGTGCATACTTTTCATATATTTCTTTGTATCTATCTCCAGCAGATGGGCTTTCTGTTCCAATAGAATAATTTTTTCTATCTTCAATACCAGACATAATACCATTCATATTGGTAGATCCACCTCTAAACATTGGTCTTCTAAATACTTTACTCATTATACTGTCTTCTGTACTGGGTTTAATGTTCTGTAAATTCCTGCTAATCCTGATCCTGCACTAATTAAAGATTGTAGACCGCTTGGATTAGGTGTTATTTCTTGTGTAGTTTTACCAGGATAACCTGCAATTAATTGTGTTACACCTGAACCATATTGCTGTGCTGCAGTTAATGGTTGATTTAAATTTTGTATATTTAATTGTTGGTTAGCAGTTAATTCATTTTGTCTTTGTGCTTGTAATGCTCCGCCTAATGTAGTTAAACCTGCAACTTGTTGACCTTGTAATGCAGGAACTTGTTGAGCTAAATTCATTTGATTACCAAATTGATTTTGTGCTAATTGATTAGCTTGAGTAAACCCTTGACCTAGTAATTGTGCTTGTAGTGCTGCTCTGTTTCTATCTGAGTTTGACATATATTCTGCTTGTGCAACACCTTCTCTTGATCCACCAAAAGCACCAGAGGCTATAGCATTTTGTGAAATAGTACCTAAACCCTTTTGTGCTTGAAGATCATATTCACTTAATGTTTGATTAATGACATCCTGTTGATAAGGAGACATAAACTGTTGATAGCCTGTAGGACCTGTAGCGGCACTTGCAGCTTGAATGTATGGTTCGTATGCACCAATACCTGCTTCTAATTGTTTAACAGCTTGTTGTTGTAAAGGATCTAATCCCGCTACATTTTGAGCACCATATACTTTAGAAAGATCAGCACCTTTAAAATCACCGGCTGCAGAAGAAAGATCTTCTAAAAAAGTTTTACCCGCTGCTTCTATAAACTCCGGTGGCCTGACTCTAGTCTCTTGAACTGCCATTATACTGTTCCTCCGTTTTCTAATTTTTTCATAGTGTCATACATAATCTGAGCACCTTTATTTACACTACCACCACCCGCTGCTCTTACAGCATCAGCAGTAAATACAAATTCGTTGTTTGATAACATTGCAGGAATGTCATCTGCCTTTTCTTTTACACCAACTGGAGGAATAAATCCACCTGTTTCTCGTAAATCTAACTCTTTTACACCCTTAGGATTGATGTTAATATCTAGTCCTTCAATCCCTGAAGCCTTTTCCACTAACTCATCAGACCCGTAAGCACGGTTTATTCTACCGCCGTTAGCCATGCTTTGTTCATATCTCTCATAGTCTCTAGTAATACCTTCACTAAATTTACCAAAAAATGGCATTAACATTTCTATATGTTGTTTTTTTGTAATCTGTCCTTTTTCTAAAGCTTCGTCCATATATTTTTTTAACATATACATTGTAGTTGAAGGAGAAACCCCACCTTTAGTTTCTTTTACAAAATCAAAATTTTCTTTTAATGATTTTTCTTTAGGCATAGGATTAGAAGTTGTTGTATCTATTTGTAGTCCTCTTGGAAGATCTTCCTTATTATTACCTGTGTATGTTGGATCTTTCATACCTTCTGCATAACCCATTCTACCACCAAAAGCTGCCATATTTCTTTCTGATTCTTCAATCATTTTTTTAAATTCTTCAAAATCAAGAGGTTTATTACCTGTATTAATCATTTCTTGAATATATCTTTTGTATTTGTCCATTATAGAAGAGCTACCATAAGTATCCATTTCCTCCATAAATATTTCTATTTGAATAATTTCATCTTCATTTAAATCTGATAAAGGTTTACCAAATTCTTGCATTGCAATAGTTTCCATAACCATATTTCTTTCATCCATTGGATCTGGCGCTGAAGCCATCTGCATGATACCCATTTCAGAAGTGCCTTGATTATAACCCATTCTACCACCACCAGCTTTCATGTTTCTATTTAAAAAATCTTCTTTTTTAGTATCGTAAGCTGCCATTTCATTTGGATTACTTGTATCTACACTTGGTAAATTTAAATTATCATAATATTGTTCTAAGTATTGTCTTAAAGCTTCTGGATCACCTTTTAAAGCTTGTATCTGTTGAGGTTCCATATCACCAAATAATTTTCCTGCTGTTGCTCCAGCTACAAGTTTACCTACATTACTTCCTAAAAAATTTTTAGCTCCAGATAATAAAGATCCAAATTGGCTTTGAGCAAAGTCACCTCCCAATGTTTTTCTAAGTAACGGATTAAAACTACCACTACCAAACAAAGAACTAAGTCCTCCAGGCATCAATGCGTTAGCACCAAAACCTAATATAGCTGCTTTACCTATTGGTGACTTAACTATCTTTTTAATTCCTTTACCAATAGACTTTACGAAACTTCCTAGTCCGTACATTTGTCTTGGCATTTGTGATCTTGAAATTGGCATTACTCTGACGCTGCTCCTAATGGTGGCATTGCTGCTACTTTAATTTTTAATGATCTTGTCACGTGTTCTCTTTGTGTTGATGTTTCTGTATTATTAATATCATCTTCTGCTTCTTGATCAGAATTATACTCATAATTTGTTTGTGTATTTCTTAATACTACCTCAGTTTCACACTTAACAACAGGTACTTTTTTACCATTTATCATTGTGTATGCTACTGATCCTTCTTCTTTAAATGCCATATTTTCTCCTTAATCCCTATTTATTTCTAATAAAGATGCTATTACATGTAACTCATTAGCATCAGATGCAGTAACTTTCAATACTTCACTTTCTAATAAAATTAGTGGTTCTGTTAGTAGTTGTTCACTAGCATTAGAAGCTATTGACTTTGTTTTAAATAAACTAAATACAGCACTAGCTGCATTAGTTAATGTTACCGTTATAGTTGCTGCACTTCCAGCATCGTTTGATACCAATAAAGATTTTACAATTGCTCTAGAATTAGAAGGCGCTGTATATAAAACTGTTTCTCCTGTAGTAGTTAAGTCTACTTTTGCATTTGTATATATATTAGCCATTAAGCCACGCAAACCTTTCTTGTTCTTGTTTCTGTTCGTTTAAAAACGTAGAGTTTAATTGTTCTACAATCAAAGCAATTGCTCTGTTAATCTGTTTTTGGTTAGAAAAGTCGTACTCTTCTTTAGGCTCAGGTAATCTAATTACTACTTTAGCCATGTTTTCCTACAATATAACAAAGTGGTAAAAGTATTTTTCTATATATTCTACCTAGTAAATGCATTTTACCTCTTGTTGCTTGTCTCATATCTATAGTGCTATGCACTGCAATATGTTCTAATATTTTTTTAACTACTTTATTTGTTTTAGCAATTCTAACTAATGGTAAAAATAATTTGTGATAACCTTTTTGATATTCAGGTGAAAGGTCTTTGTGAAACTTCATCCATATTTTATTTCTAAATGATCCAAAGCCGTAAGACTCATTCATCATAGTACAAACTATTTTACCTACATCAGCATCATCTTCACCTTCAGAATCATATGTTGATGTTTTTAATTCTCCTGGTTTGGTAGTTTGTGTGATAGGACCACTATTAGGATCTCCACTTGATCCTCTATCAATTATTTGTCCTCTATTACGATCAGTTAATCCACCAGAACTTATATTATCTCCACCACCTCTATTTATAATGTCTCTATCTATTCCTCTATCTATACCATCTTGAATATTATCTTGTCCTATTTCATCAATTATATTTCTTTCAATACCTGCTCTATCATAGGTGCTTGTAGGTACTGATGTATAAATATTACCAGTATTATAAATATTTTTATTTGTATAATCTAATATATCCTCTAATATATCATTTTCCTCATCTTCTTTATACGTTGATTGATTTACTTCTTGATCATAAGTAGGAATTTGATCATTAATAAATCCATCATCTATATCTTTTTGTTTAAGTTGATCATTGAAAACAGTTGTTGCTTTAGCTGATCCACCAAAAAATTTATTTTCGGCTGCTGTAAGTGCTTTATTAAATTCCGCAAAACCCTCAGGTGTCATATTTTTTTCAGCTTTAGCTCTTCTTTTATCAAAAGTTTGTCTAGTTACTTTAGCAGCATTGTATCCTGCCATAATATTAGAACCATCTTCTTTATAAGCGTCTCCACCATCAGACACAAATTGTCCAATATCATTTAATTGAAAACCTTGACCTAATAATTCATTTTCTAAGATAGCTCTTTGATTTACAGGCATCTTATCCTTTAAATATTCTAAACCTTTTCCGATAAAACTATTTTTTAAATAATTTGCAGCTGCACCAGGTATACCTTTTAATTGTTTAGGGTCTAATCCACTCATTTCATTAGGATTATTTAAATCAAAAAATTCAGAGGGATTAGCTTTCATATAAGCTCTTGCATTATAATTACTTTCATTTCTCGTTCTATTTGGATCAGGATTGTAAACACTAAATCCTTCTTCGTTGCCACCGGGTCTAGGTAATAATTTTTTTATAGGTTCTGGTTGTACCGGAATAACAGGTCCTATTGTAGGTGGGTTAGTTCTGTCATATTTAAAAGTCTTAGGTAAAGACTGATTTAAATACTGCATTGCTAGATCATATAAAGTTGCCATTATCTTTTACCGTCTGGTTGTATGTCAATTCGTAAGGTACCAAAACGCCAAGATTCACTAACATCTGTATTTTCTATCTTAATGTTAACAAACCTGCCTCTGGCTCTTGTATCCTTTTTATCAGTACTTGAGTTAATTGTAAAGGGGCTTAAAGAAGTGTTTGTATCTGATTGTTGAGGGTATCTTTTTACAGCAAGTGTTACTTTTGCATTACCTTGTAAGTCTTTAAAGTCTGGTACAAATCTTCTCATAGCTAAAAATACTTCTCCAGCTATACTGGGTCCTGTTGATTTTCCTTGTGCATTTTGTTGTCTTGATTGTATATCAAAATCATATGATTTTACAAATGATGTAACTGTTGTTGTACTACCATTAGGATTAACTTGATCTGTTCCTACTTCATGTTCAAATAATGTTGTTTGACCCAATCCATCCTCACCTACTATTACAGGAAAAGTACCTGTTGCTGAGTCACTAAATTTAGTAGCCGATGGTTTAGGATATACACTAGCATCAATCCAAGAAGTTCTTGCTTCTGTTCCTATATACCAAACACCACCTTTCATAGCTTCTCCATAATTAAATACAACGTATTGATCATTATAGTCAGAACTAGTTGATGGATAATACCAAATAACTTCAGTATATAAATTATTTATACCTGCATAAACTTGTTGACCTTTTGTTGTATCAGCTTGGTCATAAACATAATCTTCAACAGAACAAGGTAGTGATTTAACTGTACCGTCAAACATAAAAAAACCATTATTAGACATCCAAAATGCAGCACCATCTATTTCAATAGCTGCATTTTTACCAATTAATCCACAGTTAGTACCAACTTGCTCAAATCCAAATGTAAAAGGTGCACCAATAAATTTCATTGTATACAAAGCATTATCAGTCCAAACTAAAATTGTTTCTTTTGCTTTTAATGAACCTATAATTTTTGTACCATCTTGTAGTCTTTGTGATCCAGCACTATTAATAGCTGTTGGTGTATAATCATTTATATCTTCTTGATCAGAAAATCTTATAAACATATCATCTTGAGATGTTGTATCTCCAATAATAGTTTCTGTTCCTAAATGAATTAAGTGACGTGTTGTAGGAGAAACTAATGTAACTCTTGTTGCTGTTGGATTGGCTGATGTAGAAAAACCAGATGTTGATGTTGAAGCTCTAGTTGTTAATCTTGCAGCAATACCAGCGTTCCAAGTAAACGTTTTTCCATTGGCAATTGTTGCAACTAATACTTGACCAAAATTACTTAGACTCCAGAGGCCTGGTTCCAGACTTACGTCAGATGCTGAAGCGGCTTCTCCCCATGCTCCACTGCCCCAAGTATCAATACCCCAACCATAACCATAAGACTGTTCTGCAGGACCGACTTGTTCATAAGGTTTAACTTCTAAACTACCACCTGTTGAAACTGTTGCTGTTGCATTAGAACTTTGTGTAATTGTAAATACACTTGAACTTGTAATGCTTGTTACTTGAAATAATTTATCTTCAAAATCTGAATTAGCATAACCAGTACCCGATGGTAAAGTTACATTATCTAATAATACAATATCACCTGCACTTAAATTATGACTTGCTTTTGTAATAGAACAAACTGCTGAACCAGATGTTGTTGCAATCGTACAAGAAGATAAAGTAGTTTTTAGAGGTGTAACATCATACAGTTGACCTTCAAAATATATAAGTAAAAATTTATCCGTACCAATTGCAATGTATCTATTTCCATCTAGATCTACAAAAGCAAACTGACGTCTTGCAACTCCAACAATAGTGTCTGTAACTAATGATGACCAACCACCTACTTTCTCAGGTAGTCCATATCTAAATCTTGTATTATCACAATCAACCCATCTGTTTTCAGCACCGGATGTTGTGTCTTGTTTATCAATTCCTGGTAGGACTTTAAAATCAATTAGAGCCATTATTTAGCTCCTATATTTTATCTTTGTAGACCCAGCCTCTAGTTGCATTAACATACACTAAAGTAAATGCAGAGCCATTAGCTGAAACCACTAAGTCTGAACCACTGCCTAAAATATTGGAACTGTTTCTACCGATTGTTAAATTGTTAGATGCAAGGTTATTACCACTGTCTATAAATGTAACTTCATTACCTATTGCAGGAGACGCTGGTAAATTAATTGTAATTGCAGTACCAATACCACCTCCAGAAGTATCTACTAATATCTGGTCACCATTAACTGTAGTGTATGTAGTAGTGGGTGTATAATATCCTTTTGTCTGCATTTTTCCTGTAATGTTTGTACCATCCGAATACATTACTGTTGTTGATGCAACAGGTAAAGCAAGACCTGTTCCTGATACAGTTTTAACTGTAAGTGTATAGTTTGAAGAGGATCTAGTTGTTGCGTCTTCTACAATAAAAACTCTTTCAGCAGAGTCTGGCATAGTAACTGTTCTGTTTGCAGTAAGTGTGCCTGTTAATTTGTAGTATAAATTTTTACCATTTGCTGTAGCATGGTTTGCTAAAGATAAAGCTACATCCGCCCCACCTACTGCAAGTGATAGATAACCACTAGCTGCTTGTTCTAAAATTTGTAAGTTTGTATTAGTAATAGTTCCCCATGTACCAGATTTTTCACCTGTTGTTATGAGTTCTAGTTTTAAGTCACTTGACGTACTTGATGCCATTTATTCTCCTATGGGTTATTCGGGTCAATAGGTATCCAGGTACCAGTTGCTCCCGGAACTATCGGGTTCCATGATATCACATTTATGGTACCAGTTGCAAGGTTAATTTGTTGCCCTGTTACATCTACTCTAACTGTTACATCAGCTATTGCATTACCAATAGCAATGTTTAATCTATTACCATTAATTAATACAGTAGCTCCTCCTAGTCCAGGACTTGAAAAAGATGCTGCTGAAAATGAAGTTCCACCAAATAACATATTAACTACCTAAAGATGTTTGTACTTCTTCCCACGTCATAGTGGCTCCTGGTACAACACCGTCCCATTTCTTAATTAATACAGAACCATCTGCAACATTTACTCTACTACCATCTGGAATAACGGTAGCTTTTGCTACAATAGTTACAGTTCCTGTTGATAAATTTTGTCTATTAGTTGTTACTATTGCAGTAGCGTTTGCTTTTGTAGTAACATCTCCTACAGATATTTCAACTACACTTCCTGTAACAGATACATTTGCTTTTGCAACAACAGATACATCACCGGTATCTACATCAACTCTTGATCCTGTAGGTAATATATTCGCTGCTGCGGTTGTTGAAACAGTTCCTGTAGATAATTCAACACCTGATCCAGTAACATTATATTTAAATGCAAATGTAACAGAACCTGTGCTTAAATTAATTCTATCTCCCGTAACAGCAGTAACTGCTTTTCCAATTGCTGTAACAT